TAATGAGGCCATAGGGATCGGGATGCCGTAGCGCGGCCTGATGCACCGCCTGGGCATTGGGATCGCCTGCAAACAAGCCTTGCTGCAGGGCCGACCGTGCCTCGGTCACCTTGTCCGCCCCGTAAGTGTTGGCGGCAAAGCTGGCGCTCATGCTCTCGGTTTGCGCCTGCATCCTGGCTTCCATTTGTTGCAGAAGCGGCGTGACTTCCTGCTGCACGAAGGCAGACGGGTTGTCGAACACGTCGAGCTTGGCTTGCGCGGTTTGCGGTTTTGGCTGCACCTCGTAGGCGGCGAGCTTTGCCCGCAATTCATCCCGTTCCCGTTCCAATTGGCGCCGGGCTTCGCTTTCCTCGCGCAGCCGTGCCGGTGGAATCGAGGGTTCGACCTCTGGTTTTGGTTCTCTGTCCGCACTTCTTGAAACCGGGACTTCCGGCGTCACCGGCGGGTTTTCGAACTTCTCCAGCGTCGGGGCATCGAGGGCTTCTCGAAACAATGCACTGTCAGGTGCATCCTGGCTTTGGGTCGTGTCACTCATCGATCATCTCCCCGGAATTGTCGTATCCGGCCACGAAGCCGCCATGTCGCTGGCAGCAGGCGAGGTGAGATAACCCCATCTCACAAGGACCGCAGATTTCGTTCATGCGGGACGAATAGTCAGATTTTGCGCTTGCAAATATCATGCACCGGCTATTTTTCCGGTGTCGGGTTGAATTGCTCATAGTCGCGGTGCCGGTTCCAGTCCGCCAGGAGCCGCCCGGTTGCAGGACCGATCGGCTGGTTCTTGTGCGCCGAGTTGATCGGGACCTGGGCCAGTTCGATGGTCGGAGGGCTGGCTTTCGGTTCTGGATTTGCCATGGTCTGTTCCTTGATGGGGACGATCTTCAGCTTCGGCTTCCTGACGGGTTTCTTGATGGTTTTCTTGGCGGCCTTCTTAATGATCTTCCTGGCGGCGCTTTTCATTCCTCGGCCGGTGGCATCTTGGGCATCTTCGCGGCGGCAGCGCGATCGAGGTGCTGATGCATCGAGTCACTGGCACGATCGGCCGAGCGGTGCAAATGATCCAGGGTTCGATCCACCACCTCGCCATGCCGGTCGGCGTTCTGCTGGGCGTGATCGGCCAATAGCTCGAGCGGCGACAGCAGCGCCTTGTGGTACAGGCTTTGCGCCGAGGCCCGCTTGTGCATGGCGGTGGCGTTGGTTTCGTTGATGTCGGCGACCTGCTGCGCGGTCTGCAAGGGAGTCTGAGGTTGCGGCGGGGCTTGCGGCATTCCTTCGGTGCGCGCCTTGGCGACGTTGAGCATGGCGCCACTTTGAATCTTGCCGACCTCGGCCTGCTTCTTCTGGATATCGGCCTGCTTGTCGGCCATCAAGAGTTGCTGGATCTGCTGTTTCTGCGGATCGGGCTGGGAAACCATCATCTGTAGCTTCTTCTTTTCGCTCAAGGGCAAATTACTGGCCTCGATAATAGCGGCCGGCGGCACCGGCACATTGTTCTGGCTCAGCGCCATCAACAAATCAAAGATGTCGCCCATCACGGTTTCATTGTCGGCGCCCTCGTCGATCTTGATCTCGACATCGATATTACCGAGTGCATTGACCAGCATGGGCAGGCCGAATTCATTGAGTTGCACGCCGTTAATCTGCAGGAATTGGGCGACCTGCTGGTCGCCACTGACCCGCAACATGCGGTCCGCGGTCCAGAATTTCTGTGCCGCCATCCAGCAGGCGCGGTAGCGTTCCAGTTTCCACATTCGGAAGTTTTTCAGGAACGGCCCGAGTTCAGCTAAACCGGCCTGCTGTAGCATGTTGGCGGCGCGTCCGGAGACATTCTGGCCGAACTGCTGGATTAATTGCTGGTTCGGGCCAAAACTGTCGATCTCGGTCTTGGCGTCGGTGTAATAGTTGGTCTGCTGGATGAATTCCTGGTCAGGCTGAATCACGTCCAAATCGTTCTTGTCGCCGCGGTAGATCAGGACGCCATCGGGGCGCGCGGCTTCCCGTCGGGTGACCTCGACATCATCGACCGCACCTTCCTTCAATTTGATCTGGCGGGTGTTCATGATGTGCATCGCCTTGGAGCGATGCTGGTTGAGCGCGTCCTGCGGGCCTCTCAAACGTCGGACCAGGCCGTAATGGTCGCCGTGAATGTCGATATAGGCCGAGAAGCCATGGAATTTACTGATTGATTGGCCGCGCTCGTTGATGAACGGGCTTTCGCCTGACATCAACTCCACAATCCCGGTGTGCAGGCACCATTTCCAGATATTGCCTTCCTTGTACCAGTGATCGACCAGTCGGACGCGGTGGTAAATGTCGATCCACATCGGCTCGCGGTCGGTATCGAATGCAGTCCAGTAGCCGCCGTCATTGTTGATGGACTGCCGGATCATGTCCTGCGAATCAGGAAAGGCGTCTTCCAGTTCGTCGGCATCGGCCCATTTGTAGACGCCGTGGAAGCGGGCGTCATGAAAGTCGTTCTTGACCGAACGGGGATCGTAGAACCAGGTCCGTGGGTCCACATAGGCAAAGGCGAGGTCGGGATCTTCCTTGTCACCCTTTCTCAAGACCAGTTCCGAAATTCCCATGCCGTGGATCATGGCGTCGCGGCAGCACTCGACTTCGAGGTCCTCGGCAAAAGACGCATCGCAGATGGTGCGGATGACTTGCGTAGCGACCTCGGCGCCCTGCTCACCGTTCGGGGTGTTGGGATAGGCCTTTGGGTCGGTACGGAGTCTGCGGATGGTGCCGGCCAGCGAGTCGATCTTTCGCCCCGTCCGGTCGAAGGTAATGGCGGGCTGCTGGCGGCGTTTCAGGACCCGTAATTGTTCCTGGGTCCATTGATCGACGTGGTAGTAGCGCCAACTCATCCGTTGTTCGTCGATTTCCCGTCCCTTGGCATAGGCGTAGTTCTCGAACGCCCTCCTTCGTTTGACGATCGAAGGATAGGGATTGCCGTTCTTGTCATAGCCGACCGGGGAGGTGAAACCGTCACTGTACTGGCCGAGATGAGCGGCATCGTCGAGGGAGATCACGGATTCTGCTTTCGCGAGGCCAGAAACAATCCAGTATCCTGGTCCATAAACTTATGCATGGCATCATAGCGCTCGTCAGCCTGTTCTGGCGTGTCATAGGCTGGAAATTGCTTCCAACCGAGCTTGGCGACGTTATCGAGCGCAGTCTGATTGGCAACATCGAAGGTCTTGCCGGTGCCGGGTTGGACATACGGTTGGGTCTCTATTTTGCCGTTCCAAACTGTTGGAATATTGTAATAACGCCCGTCAGGTCCTTGCTGCACGGTCTGATACAGCGATGACCTGGAGCCGTCAGGATGATCGACACCGCCCGATCCCGTTAGATTTCTAAGATGCATTCGGTACAGATTCTTTTCCTGGGACGTCAGGTCCAGCGCCTGATCGGCGGCACCAAGATTATATTGCAGCGGAGGCGAGGGAACCTGAGTGTTCGGCAGAGCCGGACTCTGCTGACTTAGCGGCGGACTATAACCTCCAAGTTGTGAAAGTGGAGGATACTGATCCATGCGTTACCCTTTATATATAGGTTCTCACAGCGTCATGTGATCGACGGTCTTGATCTTCTTGTCCTGGTAGCCGTCCTCGGGCAGCGTCGGCACGGCGTTCTTCTTCAGCTTTCCGACCACCATGATGTCGAGCAGCTGTCCGCATAGTCCCAGGGCATCCACTTGATCGTCGTATTTCGCAGCGGGGAAAGACAGCAGCTCGGCAAGAAAATCACTAACCCAGTTGGCGTTTTTCGGATAGTACAGCCCATCGAGCGCCATTCTTCCCTGGATAGACCTGGCCCTGACAGCCTTGTCGCCTCTGGAGGTAAAGGTCCTGCGGTTGACATAGACACGTCTCGCCCTCATGCGCTTTTCGAGGAACGGCCCAACGCCGGACTTGATCTGGCCGGGCTCCTCGGCCCATTCCAAGGGCCGATATTTCTGGCAGAGGTCGCAGAAGGCATCGACCCAGACATCGGCCGGGGCCTGCCTGCGCCAGATATCCAGCAAATACATATTGTTGAGGTGGTCGATCCCGACCACGGCATGGACCGTATAGTCGCCGCCATCGGCGGTCACCGCGTAGTCCGATCCGCCGTAGACTCTCAAGGTGGAATGATGAGGGATGATGTCTCGGGGCTTGAGCCATTCCTCCTTGAAGTAATCACCCTCATCCGGGGCTGGGGCCTGCTGGTAGAGTGCGGACCAGATTCGGGGCGGAGTAGTGTCTCTAAGGCCAAGCAGTTGAGCACCGTAGCCGTAGTCATCGTCGCACCATAGAGGCTCGTCCACATCTCGACCCAGAGGATCATCGGGTTTGGCGAGGGCGGGCAAGGAGACGACATCCCAGGGCTCATGGTTCAAGAGGCGTCCCGCCAAATCGTCCTCATGCCAGCGGGTCTGGATCAGGACCTGGCGAGCACCAGGTACAAGGCGAGGACGAAAATCATTGAGATACCAATCCCACAGCCGATCACGAACCAGAAGTGAATCCGCGTCCTGCCGCGACCGGATGGGGTCATCGATCAATCCATACAGGGCTCTGAAACCCGCAATACCGACATTGGCGCCGGCGGCATAATATTCGCCGCCACCCTTGATCGACCAGCGGTTGGCGGCCTGGTTATCATCCGAGAGACGGATCTTCAACTCGAGGCCATGGTCGGCAATGATGTTTCGCACCCGCCGGCCCCAGCGTTCCGCCAGTTCCGTGGTGTGGGAGGCCGCCAGGATCAGGGCCTTGGGGTCCTGGGCGAGTAGCCACGGTGGAA